TGGAACTCGGCGACCACCGTGAACGGCAGCGCGCCCCGATGCTCCTGCTCGACGTTGGCGGTCTTCGCGGGCGGGGCCGGCGGGCCACCGGTCCCGGTGACGGACAGGCACTCGGCGTAGGTGGTCGCGCCGGTAGGGCAGCGGTCGGTCCAGGTGACGCCGCCCTGCCAGTGAGGCCCGTCCGAGGTGGCCTGCTGGATGGTGTCCCACAGGCCGTGCGGCAGGGTGGTGAACGCCGCCGGCAGGTCGATCATCTGTCGTGCCATCAGTGTTCACCACCCTTCAGCGTCGGTTCGGTTCACGGCAGCCGGTCAGACTCGGACGGTGCCGGTCAGCAGCGCCGACGTGGAGCCGTTGACGTTGAAGCCGACCGTGTACCGGCGGGACTCGTGCCCGACCTTCGCGATCAGGTGCGCCTCCTCCGACCACGCCGCGGTGTGGTCGTTGGTCGAGTTGAGGACGCTGTCGCGGACGACGCCGAGGTCGAGGGTCATACCGTTGCCGTGGATGAACGTGCCGGCGGCGTAGATGAGGAAGTCCACCGTGGTCGGCCAGACGGTCATCTTGCTGGCGTTGCCGAACTGGCTCGCGCCGCGGACCTGCCAGTCGTTGACCCACTGGACGGCGATGTTCCGCGAGGTGAAGTACCGGTTCACCTCGCTGAGCGGGATGTCGCCCAGCTCGACGCCGGCCTTCCAGGCGAGGTCGGCCTGGATGACGTCGCGGACCCAGTACGGGAAGACGACCTCGAGGACGTCCTCGATGCACATGCCGTAGCGGGCCCGGTAGTCGGTGGCGGCGAGGCCGACCGCGTTGTAGATCCGCGGGGCTGCGGCGTCGGTGGCGGTGCCGCCGATGGAGGTCGCGGAGGTGGAGCGGGCGAGCATCAGCGCGAGGAGGCGGGCGTTGATGACGTGCGCGTGCGCGGCCATCAGCAGCTGCAGGGTGTTCTGCGTCGACTCCGGGTACGCGTCGTCGGTCAGGTTGCCCGCGGTCAGGCAGTAGCCGTACGCCTCGAGCCGCTCCTCGTCGAAGTCGGGGCAGGGGACGCGCATGCACGGCTTGGTGGGGGAGCCGGTGGCGGCGGCGATGTCGTCGGCCTCGGTCCACAGCCACGGGTTCGACTCGTTGCTGAACTCGGCTGCGAACCCTGCGAAGGCGTCGCCGCCGGCGAGGGCGTCGGCGAGGCTCGGGGAGACGGGGAACTGGATGCCGCCGCGGGTGACGCCGAAGGTCGGCAGATCGATCATGCCGGACTCGCAGGCGATGTTGAAGAAGTCGTAGCGCGTCTCGGACGGCGCGCACCAGCCGCCGCCTGCGACGAGCGCGGCCTGCTTGTCGGGACCGGTGAGGTAGTGGATGAGGTCCTTGATCTCGCCGCGCGTGGTCCGGTTGTCGACGCTGTGGGAGAAATCGTTACGGACGGACGCGACGAGCTGCTCGCTGGGCTGCCCGGAGGTGACCGGCATCGACTTGGCCTTGCGGGCGGTGACCTCGGCGAGCGCGGTGAGGCTGGTGATGCCTTCGCCGCGGGCGACGCCGGGGATGTCGACGGAGGCGGTGACGGCGAGGCGCTGCTCGCGTACCTGGGGGGTGGGTGCGTGCTGCGCGGTCTCGGCGAGGCTGGCGGTGGCGCGGCGGGCGATCTCCTCGGGGCGGACGCTGCCACCCTTGCGGTCCATCATCAGCGTGGCCATGCCGGCGGTGACACCGCGTGCGGCGGCGGCGGCGATGGCTTCGATGTCGACGGCCGGGGCCTGCTCGGCCTGGGCCTGTGCGGTGGGGGCGCCGTTGACGCGGGCCTGGAGCTGGGAGAGCTGGTCGGCGACGCGGGCCTGCTGGAGGGAGGCCTGCTGTTCGGCGCGGACCTCGCGGACGCGGAGTTCGGCGCGGATGCGGTCGAGGTCGTCGGCGAGCTGCATGGCGTACTGCAGCGTCGCGGGGTCGACGGCTCCGTCGGGGTCGTCGTTGACGCGTTCGAACTCGGCGACCGCGCGGGTCTCCAGCTCGGTGAGGTCGGTGTCGGACGCGAGGGTGAGATCGGACGGGGCGCTGAACAGCTCGTCGGCCACGGTGTCCTCCGGATCGAAGGGTGTTGTGCGCCCGGATGTTGGCGCCCTTTTGACCGGAGGTTAGCGCATAGCACACGGACCGGTAAAGATCAAAATATCTTCACCGGTCCGCATAATAGAAGGTCAGAGGCTTGCCGGAGGCGGAGGCGGAGGCTTCGGCCGCCGCTTCTTATTGCAACTGCACACGCTGTTCACCTCCCCCCAGGATGGACCCGACGCGACAGCATCCGCATCACGATCCGCACCGCATCCCGCTCCAGATCCGACTGCGACCGCCCCCACGCCACCGTCGGACGACCCGCCGCCAACAGCGCCTGCGGCTCCCCGCTGGCCACCCGCGCGCGCATCTTCGGCACCGGGAAACCAGGCACGTTCACCGCCAGCAGCCCCACGAGCCGCAACTGGCCGCCGATCCGCCGCCAGTCACCGGACACCTGGCCCGCAGCCTGCAGCTCGTACACCTTCAGCGGATCCGCACCCGGCCGGACCGCACCCGCCACCCAGATCCCGTTCGCGTCGTTGCCGACCGCCACATCCGCCACCGCGGCGCCCGTGTTGTCGTAGTGCTCCGCCGCCGGCGACGCCCCCAGGTGCAGCGGCGCGTGCCCGGTACCCACGGTGATCTGACCGACCGCCACCCGCGTCCCGTCCGCGCACACGACCTCGCCGGTGCGGTAGTACGGGTGCTGCTCTTCGTGCGGCGGCTGCACGCACACGTCCTCCTGCCCGATGTGGCAGGCCCCCCACTGCGCGGCGTGCCCGTAGATCCGGCCGTCGTCCGTGACCGTGATCGGCGTCGGCAGCGACAGATTCGGGTCGGAGAACCAGGCGGCCGGGGGGCGCCACATCTCCGCGGACGCGGTCAGCTCGGGCACGGACCGCAGCGGCTCGCGCTCCTGGTCCTCCACGCCCCGGAGCTCGAGCAGTTCGGCCTCCGTGACCGGCTGCCCGCCGGCCACGACCGCACCGGCCTCGTCGAGGAGCGCGATGTACGCCTCGGCGAACGCCGGGATATCCACCAGCGTGGCGGCACGGATCCGGCCGCCGTGGAAGATGACCTTCTCGGGCTGGGCGAACAGCATCTCGAACATGTCCGGCTCGTCGCCCTGGTCGTCGCTGTCGCCGGTTCCGGCGTTGACGTCGTCGGGCCACACGAACTCCGTGTCGGCGTCGGCGATGGAGTCGGCGTCGATGCTCACGCCGCGGAGGAACTTGCCTTCGATCTTCGCGTGGACGCGGCGGCCGTCCTCGTCGGACAGGTCGAGGACTCCGGCGCCCATGACCTTGCTGCCGTCGCGCCAGATCCGGTCGATGCGGCCGACGTTGACGGCGATCGTGCGGGGTTCGCCGCCGTGGGAGTCTTCCTTGTTCCAGCGCAGGGGGATGGGTAGGTCGGCCCAGGTGAGGGCGCCTTCGGCGAACTCGCGGCCGTCGCCGGTGACGATGCCCTCAACGGCGAGGGGGCCCTCCCACGGAGCGGTCTGGCCGCCGCAGTCCATGCTGTCGTCGTCGGGCTTGTTGTCCTCGCTCTTGTCGTCGTCCATCTCGGCGCACGCCGCGTCGGCCTCCGCCTGCGTGGCGAAGCAGCCCGCGAGTTCGCCTTCGTCGTCGGTGACGGCCCACGGCGTTTCGGCACCGCAGTCCGGGTGGTCCTGCACTGTGCGGAACACGGTGCCTCCCTGCTCGTGATCGTTGGGTGGGATTGTGGCCGCAGCAAGCGCCATGATCGTTCCGGCCGCGTCCTGCTCGCCGTTTTCGTCCTCGTTCCACACCGCGACCACGAACCCCCGGCAGCGGTCGCCGCCCTGGCAGTCGGTGTAGCCGCCCGTCGGGTACGCCGCGCGCGCTTCGGCCAGCGACGCGTAGCGGGTGCCGTCCACCTCCCGGCACGGGCCGCATGAGCTCTTGTCGAGGGCTTCCGTACTCACATAGGTTCCGGGCGGGGCGACCGCGAGGACGGCCATGCGGCCCTCGTTCTGCGCCGCCGACATTGCACCCCCGACGGCCTGCCGCACCGAAGCGTCGGACAGGTCGGCGAGGTGCTCGTCGACCTGAGCCGCAACCTGGTCGGGGCTGCCGGAGCCGAACAGGCGCATCGCCCGGCGCACCCCCGAGGCGACGAGGTTCGCTCCGGTGAGGCGGGCCGTCGTCCGGGCCACCTGCCTGATCCGGTCCCGGAACGCCGCCGCGACGACAGCCTCGTCGTCCAGCGACCACTCCGGCACGGTGACGCCCTGGGCTTCGGCTTCGGCCTGCTGGGCTTCGCCTGCCTCCCGCGCGTAGCGGATCATGCGTGCGGTCAGCAGGGCGGCGGCCGGTTCGGTGTCCACGGTCAGGTCGTCCAGCGCGGCCAGGTTGTCAGCCTCGGCGGCAGCCTGGACAGCAACGGTGATCTCCTCGCGCTGCGCCCGCTGGATGTCCGCCCACGCTGCGATCGTGTCGTCGACGGCCTGGTGCCAGGCCTGGTCCATGGCGGCGAAGTCGACGCGGGAGCGGGTCTCCAGGTCGGTGGGCTGACGGCGCAGCGGCCTGGCTGCAGCGGTCACGCCGGCGGCGAGCGGGATGTCCGTGTGCTCGCCGCCGAACGCGACCCGGATGCGGTCGAAGACGACCGGGCCGAGCCGCTCGATCATCGGCGCCAGCGGCCCCGTGTCGACGTCGTACGTCCCGGTCACATGGGCGACCCACGGCGAGTGCTGGCGGGGGGTCTCCGGCCGGGCGTGCGTGTCCTCCAGCGCATCCTGCGCGACCCAGCGGGCCCCGAGCAGTCCTGGTTCGTCGGCGTCCATGTCGTCGCCGATGGCCCACACCCAGGCGGGGTCCTCGCTGCCGGGGTTCCAGTGGTTGACCCCGAACAGATGCCCTTGGATCGGGCCGCCGAGGGTAGCCGCGCGTGCGCGGACTCCGGCGATGAGCTCGTTTCGCTGGTCCTCTGTCCAGGGTGCGGCTTCGCCGAGGAACCACAGCGTGCAGTGCAACTCGCCCACAGGCTCGCCCCCGTCGAGAGCGAGCCGGGCCGCGTCTTCCTCGGACGGCAGGAGCGCGATCATCGCGCCGGTGTGCTCGGTCGCGGCGGCGGTGAGCTGTGC